ACCTTGACCTACGCGGGTGATGATCATGGTTTTTGCAGCGAAGTTGCTGTCAACTACCAATTGCAGACCGAGTGGGTTGCCGTTCCATGATGTTGCGTTCCCGCCACCGAGTGCGTTCTGACCGGTGAGGCCAGCGCCGATGAATGGAAATACTGGACGGCCAGTTGTGTCTGCGAGCTGTCCGAGTTGACCCCATACGTCTGGTGAAACAAACATGTGTGTCGGGGTAAAGTTACGGCCATTTGAGATGTCAACTGCGCTGTCGTAAACGGACTTCAACAAGTCGGCTACGGTGCCGTCCCAAACGCCTGACGCGCTTGCTGCGGTGAGCAAATCGTCTGCTGCTTTGTTGTCCGACGCAATCATGTATTCGCCCATGAGGTCATTCAAAATCAATTGCATTGCTGGACCTGACGTGAAGTCCACATCCTGAATTGAGAGGGTCACCTGGCCCGCGAGGGTTGTTTTGCTGACCGAATTCGAGGCAATGACCATTGTCTGTGCGGTTACTGCTGACAATTCAGTTGACTGAACTCCGACGTCTGTGTGCGTGGTGATGGTTGGACGAATGAAAGTTTTTGATTGTCCGCCATCTGGAAAAGCGCGTGCGCCGAGTGCTTCTACTGTAGGTCTGATGAAGTTTAGATTTTGCACGAGAGGAAGCAAGACCGGCACCGGCAAGAGGCCAGGTGTGTCAGTAGTTAACACATCGCCTGCAGCTGCCTGCAATGCGGTGCGCTTTGATGCTGTGTAATCAGCGACTGCAGCGTTCATATTTTTAAACGTGTCGCCACCGATGTGGTAAGCAGCCATGAACTCGCCTGCGGTTGGCAGTACGAACTCGCGCTTTGCTTGTGCGAAAATTGGCGCGGTTGGGATTGTTGCCTCAACTGCTGGTGCGGTTACTTCTGACATGGGTTCTATCTCCTGTTCTGGGACTACTTCTTCATTTAACACTACTTCTTCTGGCTCTTGGTGGATACTCGCTGCGACGGTCGCAATGTTGGCCATGTCACCAAAAGCGCCTATTGGAACGAGCGACAACTCTGTCCAGTCGGCTGCTTCAATGATCATTGTGCCTTCTTCGTCGTATGAGAATTTAGTTGGATTTACGCCAACAGATACTTGGTCAATCGTGCCGTCGGCAGCCATAACCAAAGCGTCATTGCCGAGGCTGGTCGCGCTGATCTTGGCGCTAAACATCATGCCCTGTTCGGTGTCCACGCGCTCGGTTACAACGCCTACTGGCATGCTTGCGTCGTGGTACATAAACAGGCGCGGGGCTTTGCCCTCGACTGGCAATGAGCCTGGACGGAAAATCACAGCTGTGCCATCCGAAACCGTTGCCGGCACGTTGTAGGGAACTGCGGTTCCGCTGATTGTGCGTCGTGGTGCGTCGCCTTTTGCGGCGTCAAGTGTGAACTCTCCTGCAATCAATTTGATCATGATGGCATCTCCTCTTGTGGGTTTTCTTCTATAACTGTTTCTGTATTTTCCATCGTGTCGGCGAGATAATTCTCCTCTAAGTACGATTCATAATCGAATGCGACAAAGGTGCCATTTGGCAACACGTTGTTCATTGACAATGTTTCTGCAATTGCGTCTGCGTACATTTTGACCCCAAAAAACATCAAGTCCATACGTGCATTTTGTGATGAGGTATATGCGTACGACCCCGTAGATATTCCAAGCAAATATGGCGGCACGTTTCCGACACGGCCACCAGTTTCCAACGCGCTGTAATTTGCTGACTCGATTAAAAGCATCTTGTCTGGTGACATTGTGGTCGGCTCATAAGACAAGTATTCGTTAAGCGCTGCGGTCTGATTAGTTGCGCGCGCGGCATTAAATGCTGCAGCAAGGTCGGCAAGTTCTTGCGCGCTAAGCGGTTCGCCACCAGTTTGTTTAAGAACGCCGGCAGGAATGCTTGACGATGCGTTGCGATTGCGCGCCTCTTGAATCTTTAGCGCGGTTTCAATAGCGGCCTGCGATGAGTAAACCAATCCTTGAGTTGGCGACAAGAATTGCACAAGGTTTGCTGGGTCAATTTCGCCACCTTGGAAATACACTTGCGAAGACGGGGCAAACCAAACTGGGCCAGCCTGATCGGTAGTTGTAACCGAGCCTGCAGGCAGTCGAGTAAATGATGCCGGGTATCCGTCAGCTGTGCGCGACGTGATGTACCAAAATGCGCGACCGAAAAAGTAAAGATCGTCAAATGTCCATGACATCAAAAAGTTGTAGTTAACGGTTGGGTCTGGGCGACGTAACCAACTGCGTGGCGCAATATATTTGCGTTCCATTTCTTCTTCGTCTGCGTTCCAAACTTCGTTGTACATTCGCAATGGCATGCAACCAATTACTGATGCCAGCAAGTCGCGGCTCCTTGACAAGGCAGGGATGCTTACCGCCGCCGCCCTTAATTCACCCTCTCGATAGGTGTAGTACTGGCCGATCATGTTGACGCCGACATTTGACGACGAGTAACCAGGCGCGAAGCCACCAGCTGCAGCCGCTTTTACTGGCGCAGGGCTAATTGCTGCCTTGCTTATTTTGCGATCAAATAATCCCATGTTCCTACTTTGCCATATAAGTGGCAACCGCACGAGACTTATCCGATTCCGACAAAAGGCAAGAACGTGCGGTCGCCGACGAGAATGTTACTGGTTAACGGCTACCAGCATGGGTTTACCCGAGGTAACTGGACGGGCACACATGCCAATTCCCCAGACCATTGTTCGCGCTAACTCAATCGGCCCAGGTGATCGTTTGCTTGACAGCACAATCGTGTTGTCGGTGCGAACAGCAACGGCGCGCTGGACGTGTTCGGCAAGCAGTTTTTCTCCTGTGTGCAACAGTCGCGCCTCGGCAATCATGTTTTTGGCAAGCGGTGTAAACCGTCCCAGTTCGGCATAGCCAACGACGACTCGGCGGCGTTCGATGTTCGGTGGGCAGGTTGCGTCCACGGTTGGCGACAAGGCGAACCTAATTGTCGGGTCTTTGGCTAGTTCCTGCACGTTCTCCCACAGCTCTGTGATTGACTCGGCGATAAATGCCACGGTGACAAGCACCCGACCGTCAGGCAGGTTGACGCATCTAGTCGCGCTGTATCGGGAGTCATCCAGCGAAGACTCAATCGCCACGACTCCACCGCTAGGAATGTCCCCTGTGTATTCCAATGACGGCCAACGCCCAGGCTCAATCCAACCGCGCACAACACTCACCCAAAGGTTGAGGGATGCGCGCAAGAACGACGCGCGATCAGGGTTAGTTGATTCCTGCCTAATTGTGTCCATGTCCAACGTGTAACCAAGCGCAGGATTACCCCACGCCCATGACGCTGGATGCAACGGGTCAAGGCTCGGGTCAGGCGACCACTCCGCCATATACATCGTGGACGGTTCGCCTTTGTCAATGGCTCGAATGCCAGCCTCACGCCAGCGCTGAAACAGCACGGATTCTTCGGTGCCGGCAGTACTAAAGAAACAGGCAAGAGGATTTTTCCTAGCGCGCTGTGCAGGCAAGAGCCCACCTTCCACGGAATCGGGATTGACATCAAACAGCTCATCTACGCACACGAGGTCAATTGACATACCGTGACCTTGGTTTGGCTTTAACGCTTTGACCCACCATTTGCTGCCATCTGGCATCGTGGCCTGATAACGACCGTAAGACTTGACGATCTTTGCGCCGTAGTACTCCTCAAGGATTGGTGACAGATCATCAAACAACAAGCACGCAAGATCAAGTCTGTGCGCGCCAGATACAACGGTCTGTTTTTGTCCACGAATCTTTGGCATCTCAACTAACCAAAATAGAATTAAGGATTGCAAAATAGTTGTCTTGCCATTTTGACGGGCGACCGAAACAAGGCTCGAGCGATGCACAAACTTGTTATCGGCATCAACCGCAAGCATTCCTTCAAGAGCATGTATTTGCCACGGCATCAAAGTGACACCAAGTACCTTCTGGGCCATGTCCCCCACAAGTCCAGCTAGTGAGCCGGCATGGTCTGGGATGATCGTTTCCAGTCTTGGCCGATCGTGGCCAGTTGGCGCTGGTTCAGGCTGATCTGGGCTGGTGGCGACAAAATGATGGA